AGACAGGAATATCAAACAGCATACGATGGAAGTCAGAGGTCATGACTGGAATGAAGTCATGCACAAGATTCTAGAACTATAAGAAAAGACCCCGGGAAACCGGGGCCTTTCTTATTTGGGCTGTTGTCGCAAAGTTATTTGCCCTCTATGTATAAAGCCTATAAGACTTTACGTTCCATATCCACAATGAGTACCGTTCCAATTGTGGATACCTCCGTCACGAATGCTGTGAATGAACACAGCATCCTGTACCCAAGCAGGGGCATGATTTGCAGCAGAATACTTCCTTGCTACAAACTCTCCATCTACCTTAACCCACTTAGCAATCCCTTGCCATGTTCCATCAAGGAATTGATAAGCCCCGGAGGCAGAACTGCCTCCGTTGTGGGCTCGGTAGTGCCCTTGCTCAATAGATTCGTGCTTTCTAATACATAGACCAAGGTCGCGTATCCACTTTGGGACACCATCCCACACCTTGTAAACGCCTGAATCTTGCCACCTGTTATTGGGGTCACGCCACTTTGGCCTGTCCAATATCAGGCTGTCATGCATCGGCGGAACAATTTGAACCACCGTCGCTATCTCGTTAATCGACTTAGCCTGAGCCGATGGAGCACCCGAGAAGATGAGTGTGAGGCTAATCACAATCCCCGCGAATGCTCTTAATAGGTTAGTTTTCGTCATGAATACCTCCATAGCGACAACACTTAAGCCTACCACAGAGTAGCGGGGTATGTCAAATACCCCTTATATATTACTTATAGTATATAAGATACTTATATGTATTTATACCTTCCCCACCCAATCCACCCTCAAAAATACCATATGAATCAAAGACTGTCAATGGTTTTTCGAATTATTTTTATCGTATCAAGGGAAGGATAGATATTGATTCCTTCTGAGAGGTCCCTAAAGTAAACCTTCTCATCCTTATCGAGTGCCGGAATGATAAGAGTTGAATCTGAATTGCTAAGAACTATCGGGTCAGCCGTTCCGGCTCTGACCATGTTCAAATAAGTGTGAACATCTTGTATCGTTATATCCATTGATTTTGTTCCTTTCCTAAGGTAGAATATCTCTATCTCAAAATTCAGAAAGAGGAAGTGCTTAGTTTGTCTATTGTAACAGAGCAGGGTTCCATCTCGGGACTCTACCAGAATTTCATTGCCGTGTCAAGGTATGCAAGGTGGAAGGAGGCCGAGGGCAGAAGGGAAACTTGGGCAGAGACAGTAGATCGCTATGTCAACTTCATGAAGAATCATCTTGTAGTTAACTATGGATATGATAGTTCAGATAGTATATTCAATGAAGTTAAGACTTCTATCCTTGAACTAGAAGTAATGCCTTCGATGAGAAGTCTCATGACCGCAGGTCCAGCCCTTGAGCGTGATAACATTGCTGGATATAACTGTTCATTCATTGCAGTCGATCATCCTCGTGCATTCGACGAGGCCATGTATATCCTCATGAACGGAACCGGGGTAGGATTTAGTGTAGAAGAGAAGTACGTTTCTCAACTTCCCTTGATTAGTGAATCATTCTACCCAACTAATACAAAGATAGTCGTTGAAGATTCTAAGTTGGGCTGGGCAAAGGCATATAAGGAACTGATCAGTCTTTTGTATGGTGGTCAGATTCCATTATGGGACCTTTCAAAGGTTCGTCCAGCAGGAGAGCGACTAAAGACATTTGGCGGCAGGGCAAGTGGCCCAGCACCACTCGATGAACTATTCAAGTTCACCGTAAGAACATTTAAAGAAGCCGCAGGACGCAGGCTTAAGACAATTGAGGCTCACGACCTCATGTGTAAGATTGGAGAAGTAGTTGTTGTCGGTGGAGTTAGACGGAGTGCCCTTATCAGTCTCAGCAATCTCGATGACTACGGAATGGCAAAAGCCAAGTCAGGACAGTGGTGGGAAACCGATCCGCATAGGAGACTGGCAAACAACAGTGCCGTTTACAACTCAAAACCAGGAGTTGCTCAATTCCTTCGTGAGTGGAGAAACCTCTATGAGTCTCACAGTGGGGAACGGGGTATCTACAATATGGATTCCGCGCGTCGTCATGCAGCAAAGTCAGGACGCAGAGATGGGTCTAAGATCGCAGGTACGAATCCATGTGGAGAAATTCTTCTCCGCGCTAATGAATTTTGTAACCTTACAGAAGTGGTCATCAAGGACACAGATACAGAAGATGACATTTCACGCAAGATCAGAATAGCAACCATCATTGGTACATGGCAGTCAACTCTTACTAATTTCAAGTATATCCGAAAGGTCTGGAAGGACAACTGCGAGGATGAAAGGCTTCTTGGGGTAAGTTTGACGGGTATATTCGGAAACAGGCTCACAGGCACCTTCTCGGACGATCTAGGGCCATTGCTGACCCGTCTGAGGGAATCAGCCATTGCTACAAATGCAGCAGAGGCAGCCAAAATAGGCATTAAGGCGTCCGCTGCCATTACTACTGTAAAGCCTAGTGGAACTGTTAGTCAGTTGACAGGTGTATCATCTGGAATCCACCCATGGTATTCAGATTATTACATTCGCCGGGTACGTGGAGATAACAAGGACCCAATGACGACATTCCTTAGAGACTCTGGAATTCCAAGTGAGCCAGACGTAACGGCTCCGCATGATACGACTGTATTCTCATTCCCAATTGCAGCACCAGACAATGCAGTCATCACATCTGATCTCTCTGCAATTGACCACCTTAACATTTGGAAGGTGTATCGAGAGTTCTGGACTGAGCACAATCCGTCCGTAACTATCAATGTGAAGGAAGATGAATGGGTAGCAGTTGCAGCATGGGTATACGAAAACTTTGATTCTATTGGTGGAGTATCATTCTTGCCACTAGATGATCACGTTTATAAGCAAGCACCGTATGAGGCCATTAGTGCATCAGAGTATTTCGAAAAGGTAAAGGAACTTCCGCCGCATCTAGACTGGAGTGTTCTAAGCCTTTACGAGACAGTTGATGGGACAACCGGCTCACAGGAATTGGCGTGCAGTTCTGGATCGTGCGAAGTCGTAGATATTTCTTCTGCATCTGTCCTCGCTGAAGTTTCATAATATGTAAACGTACTCCGACATATGGCAAACCCCGGGTCAAAAGCCTGGGGTTTTGTCATAGATATGTCCAATTCATGCTACAATATCCTATATGTATGAAGGAAACTCAAAACTTACTCTTATAGAGAAGCAAGCACCGTGGGGAATTTATGTTTGGTACACCAATGACAATAAGGTTCTTGGTTCTGATGGTAATATCCTAAACATTCCGGCACGAGAATTTGATCTTGCAGCGATCAACAAGATTACAAAGGCCGCAGCACATTATGGCTATACAGAAGGCCGAGCAGTATATTGGCCTGGAACACGCCGGGTATCAGAAATGGAATATTCTGAGCAACTAGATCGTATGAAGGAAGGGTACATCCCATCCGAAACCGACATTGGTGCATGGTCCGATGCACTGAAGGGATTGCAGGCCAATGGCGAGGGATAACGACGACGAGGGACAGTTGCTCCTAAGTATGGACGAGCCATACGTAAAGGAAGTAGTAACTGTTGACCCATTCCTTATTGATTACGAAGTTCTTAAGAAATATGATGGACTAACATCATCAATCAAAAAGCGTTTGACTCGTGCTGTAAAGGCCGGGGACGGAGAAGGCGCACAGTCAAAGGCCCTCCTTCCAGACCAGAGTCTTACTACAGCATATGGACTTCTAGATGTAATCATTCCACCATACAATCTTGATGAATTGGCAGGATTCTATGATTCATCATATGCAAATCGCGCAGCGATCAATGCCAAGGTAACAAACAGCGTAAGTCTCGGCTATGGATTCGAAATCACTCAGGCCGTTCTAGAGCAGTTGGACAGGGCATCATCAGAGTCAGCAAAGAAAAAGATTCACGCGGCGGTAGAGAAGGACAAGTTCATCATTGAAGAGTGGCTAGAAGCCCGCAATGATATGGATACCGTTACACATATTCTTGAGAAGGTCATCACTGACTATGAGGCCGTAGGAAACGGGTATCTAGAAATTGGACGCACTGTTACGGGTGAAATTGGTTATATAGGTCATATCCCAGCAACGACAATTCGTGTTCGTCGCAAGCGCGATGGATACGTTCAGATTGTAAATCAGAATGTCGTATTCTTCTCTAACTTCCAGTCACAGCCCGGGTACAATCCAATCACGGCTGATCCACGTCCAAATGAGATTATCCACATTGCAAAGTATACGCCTCGCAATGGATATTATGGCGTGCCTGATATGGTGTCTGCGGCAGCCGCAATTGTTGGTGACCAACTTGCAGCCAAGTACAACCTAGATTATTTTGAGAATAAGGCTGTACCTCGTTACATCGTAACCCTAAAGGGTGGAACAATGTCTCGCCAGGCAGAACGCGATCTATTCAAGTTCTTGCAGTCGGGTATCCGTGGACAGAATCATAGGACCCTATTCATTCCTCTGCCACCTGATAAGGCTGATAGCAAGGTTGAATTCAAGATGCAGGCAGTTGAAACGGGTATCCAAGACGGATCATTCGAAAAGTATCGAACATCAAACCGTAATGATGTTCTTATGGCGCATGGAGTACCGGCATCAAAGTTGGGTGGTTCGCTATCTACATCAATCGCAGCAGCACTAAGCGCAGATCGTACATTCAAGGAATCTAACTCTCGACCTCTCCAAAGGACAGTAGAGAAGATCATGACGCGCATTATCAAGGAAAAGACAGATATGTTCAAGTTCAAGTTGAACGAACTATCTCTTACTGACGAGAATACTCAGAGTCAGATCGACGAGCGCTACCTACGTATGCAGGTTGTCGTTCCTAATGAAATTCGTGATCGTATGCGCTTGCCTATGCGTGAGGGTGGAGACAAGGTTGTCGATCTTAAGGCTCAGACTGGAGCAGAGCAAACAGCGCAAGCCACGGGTAACAGGCAGCGTGATCAGCAGCGTACTAACAATGCAACTGACTCTACATCAACAAATACAGGAAGAAATCCGAAGGGAGAGGGCAGAACACAGGCATAATGCTAAGAAATATGTCTATTTTATGACGGTTTCCGTATAAATGTGTCTAACGTGCCCTATAATATAAACAAGATGACTATTTTGGAGAAAGCCCTCTGGAATATCTCAGGTAATGACATTCAAATCAATATGTCAATCCAGAAGGTAGATAAAGAACGCAGAATCGTTTCAGGTTGGGCGACAACCGATACCCTTGATAAGCATGGTGACGTGGTTGATATTGCCGCGTCCGAAAAGGCTTTTGAAGAGTTCAGGGGTAATGTACGAGAGATGCACACTCCACTTGCCGTAGGTAAGGTTGTGTCATTCAAGAAAGATACTGTTTTCAACAAGAGTACAGGAGCGGTATCTAATGGAATCTTCGTAGACGTATATGTTTCTAAGGGAGCAGAAGATACGTGGATGAAGGTTAATGAAGGAGTTCTAACAGGATTCTCAATCGGCGGGGTAGTAACAGAGAAGGAGTCAGTATACAACAAGGATACTGACGGCCCCATTACTATCATCAAGGCATATAGGCTTAATGAATTGAGTCTAGTCGATAACCCAGCCAATGACGAATCAAACTTCGTGTCTATTCAGAAGTTGGGCGACGAGGTTCTTACAAAGAATTACCTTGAGAACATTTTCTGGTGCTCTCCAGATGATCCGATTATTGTTACTGAGAAGGCATCATACGAGTGCCCATCATGTAACAAGAAAATGACCAACATCGGATTCGTAGAGAGCAACGATAGTGAAAAGGGTACGGTAGTAAAGTCTATCGTCCTAGGTCACGAGAATAACGAAAAGGCGATTGTGCTAGTCAAGGAAATCGCTGAAAACAAGGAAGAGGGTGAAACCGTGGAAAAAACTACTAATCAGGAAGTTGCCGTAGAGAAGGCTGAAGAGTCTGTTGAGGCAACAGTTGAAAATACAGTCGAGAAGGCAGCAGAAACTACCGAGACTGTTGAAACTGCTACGACTGTAGAGGAAACAGCCGCTAAGTCAGAGGAAACCACTACACCTGGCAACGATGACTTGGCTAAGGCAGTAACCGAACTAGGCACGCTTGTCACAAGTGCAGTAAGTGACCTAGCAAACATCGTCAAGGGTCTTTCTCAGGACATTGAGAACATTAAGAAGTCTAATGCCGATCAGTTGGCAGAAGTTAAGGCTTCGGTATCAGAATTCGGCAAGCGGGTTGATGTTGTGGAAAATGACACCGCTATCCGTAAGTCAGGCGATCTAGGTAAGATCGACGTAGAGCAAAAGATTGAGAAGTCGATATGGGCTGGGCGTTTCCTCAGTGCTAACCTAGATCGACAGGCTCGCTAATAATAGGAGGTGAAAATAGTATGTCAGAAGAAATCTTGAATAAGGCAGCAGCAGCAGGCGTAATCGTATCTGGAGGTATCGGTGGAATCACCGATCCTGTCCTAGGTACTGCCGGTATTGTCGGATCAACGACTAACGATGGTGGTATTCTTAACCCTCAGCAGTCAAACCAGTTCATCGAGTACATTTTCGACCAGCAGGTTCTTTCTCAGGACGGTCGAAAGGTTCAGATGAGTGCAAACATCGTTGAACTTGAGAAGTTGAACGTTGGTGAGCGAGTTGTTCGTGCAGCAAACCAGGCAGACGGTACTTACACCAATGCGGAAGCAGAGTTCACGAAGGTAGAAATCACTACCAAGAAGGTACGTCTTGATTGGGAGGTTGCAACTGAAGCACTTGAGGACAACATCGAGCGTGGAGGTCTTGAGGATCACTTGGTCCGTTCAATGACCCGAGCATTCGCAAACGACCTTGAGGACCTTGCAATCAACGGAAACAGCGCGTCTGTTTCTGATCCGTTCTTGAAGATCATGGACGGTTTCCACGTCAAGGAACTTACCGGTAACCGGGCAACTAGCGTTACTGGAAGTGGATCATGGAGCGTTCAGGACTTGCAGGATATCATCCTTGCAATGCCTCGTAAGTTCCGTGGATCACGTGCACAGATGAAGTTCTACACTGGTAGCCCAACTCTTTCAGCACTTTTGAACCAGTTGGCACAGACCGGAAACTTCTCATCTGAGAGGATCGTAGAGCGAATCGTTGATGGTTCTGTTCCACAGGTCATCGGTGCGCCTTTGACTTACCGCGTTCTTGGACTACCAATCGTGGAAGTACCTTACTTCCCTGATGACTATGTATCGTTGACATTCCCTGAGAATCGCATTTGGGGATTCCAGCGAGATGTAACTGTCCACCGCGAGTTCAAGCCAAAGAAGGATACGACTGAGTACACCGTATTTGTTCGCTTCGGCGTTCAGATCGAAGAGGTAACAGCCGTTGCTTACGGTAGCAAGTAATCCGCAGTAAAAGCGTGGAGAGGTCGGCCTACGGGTCGGCCTCTCTTGCTTTATACTGGTATAATTTAGGTAGGAGGTAACATGGAGAGCAACGTTGTAGCAGTATTTACGAGTAACCCACTTTACGATAGAGAACTAGGTCGTCTAGAACGAGGGTATTCAATTTTAGATCAAGATACTGCACAGAAATGGATTGACAAGGGATTTGCCCGATTGGCAACTCCATCAGAAGTTGCTGCTGCATATCTATAATGGAAATTCTAAGGCTTAACAATACAACGGCTATCCAGTACACTGTCATTCTTCCAGAGGCTAATACAGAATATACTCTTGGCTATGAAGATTTGGATACCGGCGAATCCTATGAGACAGTTGCAACTACAAACTCAAACAAGTCGGCAACGTTTACACTCGACAATCGCTATCTCAAGTACACTGGTGCACTAGAGGCATCAATCTACAAGGATGATGATTCCGTCTACAACACGGGTATAGAAATCGTTCGTCCATACTGTGACCTAGAAAGGATTCAAAGGGAACTTGAGATTACTCCGTCTAGAGCAAGGATGCATGAAAAGGCTGCTCGAAAGATTATTGAGGCGACGGTAGGCTTTAAGTTCACCCTCCAACGAGTAGAGCGTGAATACTATGGCATGGGTACAGACTACCTCCCTGTCTATGACCGTATTCAAAAGTTGTATTCTCTAAAGGAAAACGGAATACTAGTTTACGATATTACCGACGAGGCGCTTGCAACCGGGTACAAAATTTCTATTGATAGGAACTCAATCATTCCAGATGATGATGAAAACAAACTAGAGTATTCAGTGGTATGGGATGAGAGGTATTCAGATATCACCTTCCCATCTGGATTCGACTATATTGTTGATGCGGACTTTGGCTATAGAGTTATTCCAGAGGATATCCAAGAGGCATGTGAAATTCTAGTTCAGGATATCGAGGCTGGCAACCTTAAGTATTATATGGCAAATATCGCAGAATTCGACAACAGGGAATTCAAGATCAAGTACACTGCACGATCAACATTTGGCACAGGAAATAACATTGTTGATTCTATCCTAAGAGAGTACAAGGCTCCGGTAAATCTAGGAGTGCTATGATAATCAGTGGAAATATGTTCTACCCAATGTGGGCGGACGTGTACTATGCTAAATCTATTCAGGATGACCTTGGAGCAATGGTTAAGACCTGGCGCTACGATAGAACCATTGAGTGCTCAGCAATCAAGGAACGGGCAGAATACAACGCAAAGAACTCAGTCAATTCTCAAAAGTTCCTATCGTATACGACAAAGATCAATTTCAGAACACCAAAGAACCTTTGCATCTCATCCGAAAATACTATTTACAGACCGACAGATGTTTTGATCAGTCATATCAAAGACCCAATTGGAAATCTTGTATGGATAGAAGATATGAACTATGACACAACATTTGAAATCGAATCCTATGAACCCATGTTCGATGAGAACCATGTTTTAGGCGGGTATCGAGCATTGCTATCCCGCTCAGACGAGCAGGTAGAAAATCGTGTTGACTAGTATAAATGCAAAGCCATTCATCGACGTTCTAAAGAATACAGTAGCGTATAGCCAAGCATTCTTACAAGAGTCGAAGCAACTACAGAGCAAGGTGTCAGAAGGAATCGCAGATGAGTCAATTGACGGATTCTATGACTACCTTGATATGTTAGCACGTGTTCATCCAGATATGCTCCATCACGTTTATGAATGGGGAGAGGTAGGGAATCCAGAGGCTAGACTATTCGAACTCAAGAGAATTGCTTCTGGCAATAAGCAAATCGTATCATCAGAGTTTCTTCCATCTAGGACTGTAGAGGAAGGGTCGAATGAACCATTCGTAGACAAGGCTCGCATCATGGAAGATGGAATTCCAGTCGTCATTGATACTGTAAATGCGGAGGCCCTATTCTTTGAGATCGATGGAGAAGAATACTTTAGGACTGGACCAATTATAATCGAGAATCCAGGTGGCGAAGCCACACGTGGATCATTCGTTAGGGCGTTTGAAGAATTTTATGGATCATACTTCCAGAATGTTTACCTTAAGAGCATTCCAAAGTATAAGGCTCTTGGAAGGGCCACAGCATTTGCAAAGAATTTCGGTGCTGTTAAGAGAGGCAATGCGCGTAGCGCAGGCAAGGCAGCAGCACGATCATGGCTATTAGGAGATATGTAATGTATCCAGAAACAATCATTAACAAATTCGTATGGGATCAATTTAGGCAGAAGCGCCCGGGTATCTATTCGAAGTATAACGTCATGCCAATCTTCCCTGTAGATGATATCCAAGCAGGAGACAGCGCATGGGATGGAAAGACCCACATCATTTATGACTCAATGGCTCGTCCTCGTAATCTCAGAAAGCAATTCTATCCAGTAAAATACGGCCAGATGCTTTATTCTGTCAAGGGCAACATCAATGATATCTTTGAGTGGAGAGACTTTCTTGTCGATATGCTAGACCGAGAGGATGCTGTTGCTCAAGAGGTCAACGAATTCGCGGGTACTCTAAACAATGATAAAATCTACTTCCACTCTCTATGTGCATACCAATCAACATACATCAATACATCATACA